AAACACCCTCCTCCTTTCTGGAAAAGCATATAATGCTCTCAAGACTCACTCCGCTTTGCTTGAACGTATCAAGTATAGCATGAAAGGTGTGGTAACAGCTGATCTCATCGGTGAGATCTTTGACATTCCAAAGGTGATCATCGGGGAAAGTGTCTACTACGATGGCAATACCATGAACGATATCTGGGGCAATCACGCTATCCTTGCCTACGTTCCTGACAATCCCCAGACCATCGACGAGCCATCTTTTGGCTATACGATCAGAAATGATAGATATCCCATCGTGGACAAAGTTCGGGATGAGTTTGCCACAAGTGATGTGATTATCGTTCGGGATATGCTTGGTACCGCACAGCTCTCTGATGTGGCTGGCTATCTCATTCTGAATGCCGGAGGATAATCATGCTCTACAAGGTTATCGTCCCTCTCTATCATAACGGCAAACTGTACAATGCCGGGGAAAATATAGAGCTTCAATCTTCCGATGATCCAGAAACCCTTTTGAGCCACCGGGTCATTGAAAAAGCGCAGGAAAGAAAAAAAACATCGGAAAAAAATGAGAACTAAAAAAGCGGGGCCTACAAAAGCCCCGCTTTTTTGTATTCATAACGCCTTGAAAGTATGCGGTAAAGCCTTTTTCTTGAAAGGCCTTTATTCAAAAGACATCTCAGAGCATAATAATGCCCTGCCACTTCGCATTCTCGCTCATATTCACGAAGAATAGCAATATCCTTTTTGATAGTAACAAGACTTGGAACATACACAGCCCCACCACCAAGTCTCCATGTAAGTTCAAAAATCTGATCCCATGTTAACCCACATTCAAGACAGATCCGAATAAACTCACTTTCCATCTTGCCCCACTTTATAATATCTTCTCTCACGAAACTCCTGTTTTTTGCCCTTGTTCCAGTTATTGATGGGGCTGTAATACCCCACAACCCTCGAATACACCTCACAGAAAATCACCTTTTCTCCAGGAGCTTTTTCGATGGACAAACTGTCTTTTTTCTCCATCACACTCTCCACAAGGCTGATTTTGCCTGATCAAGAATCACAATCAACGCACTTCCCTCTTTTATGGAAAGCTCTTCATATCTTTTTCCAAAGAATAACTGGCACAAGGAATCCAGGCCTTCATCAGTGTTTTTCACAGACAGACACATGTCGGCTAAAGCCCGGATATATTTGTCCTGCTTTTCAGAAACCATTTACAACCCCTTATTTCGCTTTTCTTTCATACGTTTCAGAGCATGAATGGCCGTTGCAGCCTCTTTTTTTGTGAGTTCTCCAAGACTTGATATGTTTCTTCTGATGATTTTTGAAACATACCCACAGGAATTGAAAATACCCACATCAGTAATTAGCTCCATCAAAAGATCATGCTGATCAAGAGAAATGCGATCTTCTTCCGTTTGATAAGAAGCCGATCCATATTCACGAAGCTTTCGCATGAGAACAGGAAACTGCGGCCACGCTAAATCTTTGGAGCTTTTTACCCCAAAATTTTCATGAAGAATCTTGCGATATTCTATGTCTGTGATTCCACGTTTTTTGAGGAGCTTGTGAATCCTTGCATACGCTCTTCTATTCAGCATATCTCTCCTCCTGGACCTGCCTCATCAGTACGGAGAGGCCATCCTCCGTAGACCACCCCGGCAAAGCCGCAAATCCGGGGTGGTTTCGGCTTTATATACCACTAACATTAAAGGTTTGCCAAACTCTTTTTCTTCTCAAGCTCAATTACTTTCTCCTTCCTGGTCTCATACCAGAAAGAATCTTCAACCACTTTTTTCGCTTTCACAGCCGCAAGCTTCGCATCATCCCAGTCCTTCATTACTTCTTTGTTTACCTCTTCCTTGATGCGAATGGCTTCATTATACCCCATGGCTTTCAAAAGCTCAAGCGTGCTCTTGGACACAGAGATCTTCGTCGACTTGCGATATCCACACAGCCCATACTGAAGCTCTATCGTCTTCTTGTCCCCCACAAAGATCTTCGTCTTGTTCAGCTCAATATAGGCAAAAATAGACTCCGCCATCTGATTGATACTCTCAAGAATGGATTCACTCTCCATCTTTGCCTGTTCACGTATCTGCAAGATCTTTTCCTCTGCATTCGCATTGATTCTGTCAAGCTCAATCTGCTTCTTCGCAATCTCAAGAAGAATTCCATCAACCTCATCAAGGCTCTGAATCGGAATCAACTCCTTCTTAATCTTCTCCCTGGCCATCTTCTTCCTCCTTTTCCCAGTTTTTCTCTGCTCTCTGGCGAATCTGTTCTACAAGTAAATGCCACGCACTCTTTTCATCCATCGTCTCTTCGCCTGTGCTCGTCTCATCTCGATAAACATCGTTCAGCGTCTCAAGAAACATCCTCGTCGCATTGCGTGTTCTAAGCAATCTCTCGGCAATAGAATCTCTCTTCAAATAACCATCAAGAAGCATCAGATACTCTTCAACAAGCGTCTTGAACTTGATTTCCAGAAGTTCTCGCTTCTCTTTTCTCGTCATATGACACCTCACGCTTCCATCAGTTGCTCTGCCGCCTTTTTGAGAACCTGAATAGTAATACCACTCTGGTTATAAATCGCTATCCGCTGCGCCATGAGAAGTATCTTCGACAATAGCCTTGCATTCGCACGACAGAGCTGATGAAGCACCCTCACCATATCGTCAGAGAGATCTTCTATCACTGTTTCAGCAATCAATCGCACGTCTTCAAAGGTTACGCCGGGAAGCTTGATATGATACATGCGTGAAGAAATCTGGCGATACTTGTCGCCAACACCGGTGATATTCTTCACAAGCCGTGGCATACCCACAAGCACCAGGGGAATATTCGCCTTGTCATGTATCCGACGCAAAATATCCAGGGCTTTTGATGGCAGATATTCAGCCTCATCCACAATAATCAGCCGATTCGAGCCCTTCAAACGACGAATAATCTCCTTCTCCACTCTGTCTTTTCTCCCACGAGCCTCAAATCCAAGCGCCTCAGCTATCTCTTCAAGAATGCTGTTAACGTTATAACATGGATCAGCCTCAATGAGAATCACTGAAGGATTCTCAGAAAGATAGGCACGAATGCTTTCTGTCTTTCCTATGCCTGCGTCCCCTGTAAACACAATAATCTGCGTATCAATCTGGGCTATGTTCATCGCCGCAGACATCTGCTTGAAAATAGTCGTCTCTACAAACGAAATCTTCTTGATCTCATTTGATTGTCTGTCCTTCTCACGCTCAATGATCGAATACACACGCTTGATAATATCAGACGTGTTTCCTGCATATTTCCCGGCCAGAACATTCGATAACGTCGCCGGAGAAATATCCGCCATCTTCGCCAGCCTGCTCTGGCTCATCGATGGATCTCGTCGACGAGCCTCCTCAAGAAACTGCAGAACATCATCACGAAACCGCTGAATCTGTTGAACCTCAAGACTCTCCTCAAACATATCTATCCTCCTTTTATTGGTTTGGTTCCCATGGTAGTTTCACTCTCTCTTCTGTGGTAAGTGTTTTTCTGTTCTCTTCTTTATTGGCAATGGTTTCTATTGTTCGCTGTGCTTTCTTGCCTGCGATCTCCGCAAGTCTTCTCTTGTACTGGCGTACTTTTTTCTTCTCGCTTATGATAGCTCGGTACTCATCCATGCTCTTTGCTTCAGCTGCATCATACATCCAGGATGCCTTTTCAAGACGACTTGCCTTGAATAACTCACGACCTCGCTCATCCAGGACAAAAATCTCAGTGAAATCAGATGGATTGTAGGCCACAACCACTTTCTTCTTCTGGTATTCTGCCCATTTGCCTTCAGCATCCGTGTAATACCAGCCCATAAACCTGATGCCATCTCGATGCACTGTGGCTTCTTTACGAGAAAGAAAGATCGTCGCAAACTCCTCCTCCCCAAGCCGCCTGAGAAATGTAAATTCCTCTTCATAACACTGATTGGGCGTACGTCCATTCATCCCATCTCCCGTATGGGGCATATTGTTGTATGCCTCAATCGCCTGAGCTACCACCTGCAAAAACTCACTCATCTTCAGAATCTTGCCGGATTTCATGTCCTTTGGAAGTGATTCAGGCTTCTTTTGTGGATTGGCACCGGCATATCCAGGAAGACTTCTCGAACAAT